ACTGATGTAGATACCGTTGAGGTTACTAAAGAAAAGCCAGCCGCTAGTAAGCGGAGCGCTACCAAACCCAGCCGTGTAAAAGTGATCTTCCATAATCAGGAAGGCGACCTTGGTAAAACTGACATCGTTGTGGTTGTGAATGGTTATGGCTACCAGATCAAACGTAATGAGCCAGTAGCCTTGCCGCCTGAAGTGATTGAAGCTATCGACAACGCGGTCGTAACACATATTGAGCGAGTTAATGGGGTCGATGAATCCCGTGACTTACAGCGTTTTACCTACTCACTGGCGGGTTAAGCTTTGAACTATCTGGCACTTTGCGACAAGCTGTTAAAAGAAACAGGATTAAACGATTCGGGCGTAGCCTCTGTTGTTGGCCAAACGGGCCTCAACAAGAAATCCGTCGATTGGATTAACCGAGCATGGGTTGAAATCCAGAATCTCAAAGAGTGGAATTTCCTATGGAATACCAGTTCTTTTGACACAGTAATTGGCCAGCAAAACTACGATCCCGTGTCTAACTTGGCGCTTTCGCCAGTGTTAAACAAATGGGTAGCTAGTTCTGTACGCATCACTGAAAACGGTTTGACTGGCTCTTTAGCCTACATCCCTTGGTCTACTTGGTTGCGTACTACACTTTCCAGCGGGAAGCCTGTTGGCTTCACGCTTAGACCGGATAACAAAATGTCATTCAATGCACTGCCGGATGCGGTGTACACGATTGACTTTGATTATTACCGGACACCACAACAACTCACTGAAAATACAGATGAGTTGTTATTAGCAGAGCAGTTTCATGATGCTGTTCTTTATAAAGCCATCCTCTATGTAGCGGCAGAGCAAGATGCGCCTGAGTTATATCAAGACGCACAAGCCCAACTTAACATTAGGCTATCAGCAATGGGTGTTACAGAACTCCCAACGATTGCTATAGCTAAATCACCGGTGGCATAACGATGTCTGTACAGACTCAATACTGGCCACTTGGTGGAGGTCTTGACCTGGTTAGCCCAGCGATGTCGCTTGGACCAGGTAACGCTATTTTAGCGCAGAACTTCGAGTGTGCATTGGGTGGCGGTTATCGCCGCATGGATGGCTATACAATCTTTGATGGCCGTGTTTCTGATACGCCTCTAGCAGTGGCCGGTAGCGGCCCTATCCGTGGTATCTGGGAATATAACAGTGATGTTTATGCCTTCAGAGATAACGCGGCAGGCACAGCGTGTGTCATGCACAAGGCTACTACTGGTGGCTGGGTTGTAGTTACAACTCCAGCACTTGCAGTTGGTGGTACTTATGACTTCCTAAACTACAACTTCGGTGGTCACTCAGGCTCTGGGAAGATGTACGGCTGCGATGGGGCGAATAAAGCCTTTCAGTTTGATGGAACAACGTACACACAACTTACCACTGGGATGACAACAGATACCCCAACGCATGTAGGTGTTCATAAGAACCATTTATTCTTATCGTTCACAGGGGGTTCGGTTCAGCACAGCGGCATTGGTGATCCTACTAGCTGGACGCTGGCGACAGGCGCTGGCGAGCTAGGTCTAGGTACTGAAGTAACCGGTTTGAGAAGCATGCAGGGTAACTCTTTAGTTATCACCGGCGAAGATCGCATTAATATCCTCTATGGGACGTCCGCTTCTGACTGGGATTTGCAATCATTCTCAATGGTAGTAGGGGCCACAGAACGCTCCCAAGCCTACATTGAAACGGGATTGTACTTCTTCAATGGCGATGATCTCTCCAGCATGATTACTACGCAAGCTTTTGGTGACTTTGAAACCAGCAGCATAAGCGCGGCAGTAAACCCGTATTTAAAGCCTCGAAAGGGTTTGATTGTAGGCGCTAGCGTCAACAAAGATAAGAACCAATACCGCCTATTCTTTAGCGATAAGTCAGTGCTGGTTGGCACTATCGCTAATGGCGTAGTTGTCGGGTACACCAATTGGCTGTTAAACGATACCCCAAGCTTTATTGCTGAAAACCATTTCGGTAGCACCGATGGAAAAGTAATGAAGATGGACACAGGTAATTCGTTTAACGGAGTCGCCATCCAGTCATTCCTACGCCTAGCGTTTACACCACTAGGGACCCCCCAGAATAAGAAGAGATACCGCAAAGCCGTACTTGAAGTGGAATCGGGAGGTCAGTCTACTTTGAGCTACGTTGCTGACTACGACTACGGCTCCGGCGGTTCGTCCGCGTCTGCACAAGCAACTATCGCTGGTGGATCTGTATCTGGCGGTGGCGGTGGTGGATTCTGGGATGTAGCTACTTGGGACAATTTTGTATGGTCGAGCGCTGTTGTGGCGTCGGCTGAAGCGTACCTGAACGGGACGGGCAGAAACATTAGTCTGCTTATCGTTCACAGCAGCGCAACTGACCCTGCATTCACAGTACAGGGTGTACAACTGAACTACTCGATACGAGGATTAAATAGATGAGCAACACTTTTACGAAACCGTCAGATCTTATTGCCGGTACAACTGCCCGTGCCGAAGATATTAATAACCGAGTAGACGCTACTGAAACGGGTTTTGATAACGTAGAGGTCATCACTAACCGCTCAGTAAAGTTACCTGTAGGAACAACGGGCGACCAAGTAATTCTTGAGTCTGCACCTAACCGCGCTCTTAAAGAGATTGGCTTTGATGCTAATGGCGATTTGGTTCTTATAGGTTCAGCCTTCCAATGGAAAGGCGACTGGCTAACTACCACAGCCTATGTCAAGAATGATGTAGTTCGTGATAGTGGCACTAAGAATATTTACACAGTCCAGGCTAACCATACCTCTGGTGTATTGGCGACTGACATTTCTAGCGCTAAGCTATCCTTAGCGATTAATGTTGCGGACGTAGAGACCGCAAAAACTGCTGCACAAACTGCACAGACCGCAGCCGAGACAGCACAGACCGCAGCAGAGCTTGCAGAAACACATGCTGAGACAGCAGAGACTAATGCTGAACTGGCAGAAGTGAACGCTGAAACAGCAGAAACTAACGCAGCAGCCTCCGCTTCCGCAGCAGCAGCAGATTTAGTTCTCACCAACGATGATGTTGTATTAACTCATGCCGATGTGGTTCTCACCCATGCTGACGTAGTATTGGCAGAAGCAGATAAAGTTCAAACAGGTTTAGATAAAGCAGCCACTAACGCTGACGTATTACTGACCCATGCCGATGTAGTTTTAGCAGAAGCGGATAAAGTACAAACAGGTCTTGATCGTGTTGCTACAAGTGCAGATGTTGTACTTACTAACGCAGACGTAGTATTAACTCATGCCGATGTAGTCCTGGCTGAAGCTGATAAAGTCCAAACTGGATTAGATCGCGTAGCTACGGCAGCAGACAAGGTAGCAACAAACGCGGATGTAGTTACCACCAACGCAGATGTAGTTACGACAAATGCAGATGCCGCAACAACCACGGCTGACGTGGCTCTCACTCACGCGGATGTAGTTAGCACAAATGCCGATGTAGTTTCTGCTGAAGCTGACAAGGTACAAACTGGTCTGGATCGTGTAGCCACCAATGCAGATGTAGTGCTAACACACGCAGACGTGGTTTCTGCTGAAGCTGATAAAGTACAGACAGGGCTAGATCGCATTGCCACTGCTGCCGATGTAGTCACTATTCAAGGCGATGTAACCCTAACTAATGCTGACGTTGCATTAACACACGCAGATGTACTCCTAACTAACGCTGACGTTGTATTAACTCATGCAGATGTTGTATTAACTCATGCTGACGTTGTGCTAGCCGAAGCGGATAAAGTTCAAACAGGCTTAGATAGAGCAGCCACCAATGCGGATGTAGTGCTTACCCATGCAGACGTAGTTCTTGCTGAAGCTGATAAGGTACAGACTGGCTTAGATAAGATAGCTACAAATGCAGACGTTGTAACAACTAATGCCGATGTAGTTCTTACTAACGCTGATGTAACCTCGTCAGCTAGCTCTGCTTCCGCAGCTACAGCAGCAAGAGATGCAGCCCTAGCCGCCTT